TATACCAAATGGAATCACGGATTTGCTTTTGTAACCGTACAGACCGACGGCTCCTTTCAAGTTAAGAATTTTAGAATTTTAAACGGAAAAATATTATAGTATGGAAGATTGGAAAGAAATAAAAGACTTTGAGGGTATTTATGAAGTGTCTTCAAAAGGTAATGTAAAAAGAATAAAAACACAGCTAATATTAAAACCAAGAAGACACACCGGTGGTTATTACACGGTTTGTCTTTGGAAAAACGGTAAAGATAAATATTTTTTTATTCATCGATTGGTAGCTTCGATGCTTATTGAAAATAAAGACAATAAACGACAAGTAAATCATAAAGACGGAATTAAAACAAATAACACTGTTGAAAATTTGGAATGGGTAACTCCTCGTGAAAATCAAAAACACGCTTCAAAAATAGGGTTGCGAGACAAATGTAAAGCTAGAATGTCAAAAGCGGTTGTTGATTTCCAGACTGGTATTTTTTACGACTCTTTAAAACAAGCCTGTATAGCTACTAATTGTAAGTACAGCGCAGCAAAAAAACAAATAGAACAACAGTTAAAAACTCAAAGATTTCAATATATATGACGAAAGACAACGTAAATCCGGAACACTACAAGCAAGGTGGCATTGAGTGTATTGAGGCAATCAAAGCGTCCATGACACACGAGGAGTTTATTGGATACCTTAAAGGAAACTCGATGAAATACCTGTGGCGTTACCGCAACAAAAACGGATTAGAAGACTTGTACAAAATGAATTGGTACAACAATCGACTAATAAAAGAACTAACAGAATATATTAAACCCAATCAATCAGAATCATGGACGCAGCAATAATGAACGAAATTAAAGAACTTGAAAAACTGTTTTGTTGGTTTGAATTTTACACGCAAAATAATGATGACATCAAAGCAAACAATTGTCAAAAACAAATTGAAGAGCAAAAACGTCAGTTGAAGTTTTTAAAGACGAAAAGATTTGGAAAAGTTAAATAACTACATGAAATCAAATAACCTGTCTGAGAGTGATGTCTTGGACAGGTTAAAAATACAGGAGTTAGATCCTGCTAAAGATCTATACACCACGTTGGTTGAAGCATCAAGAGATCTGACCAAAGCTGTCAAATTAAAAAATCTCGATTTGATTGACGATACGTATTTTAAAAGTTTATTTCAATTGCTGCAAGCAGGAGATAAGATAAACAAATCATTAAAGTTGGCTCAATTAGAAGCCTATGGTAAATCAGAAGAGGACGAGGATAACGACGACTCTTCATTCTTAGACAGAGTAAAAACAAAAAAATAATGCAAATCTTAAGTTCAGTACGTCATCCCAAATTTGATTACGATGTTTGGCAAGCCAAGCATGGGTTAAATCCCAACGCCACCAAGAAAGAAAAGGATATTTGGTGGGGCGCAGAAACAGACTATTGGGTAACTGGACGATTTGGAATTACAGGTGCTCATTATTTTTCACTGACGCAAGCAACAATCAAGGACGCAACCGGGTTTAGAATGAAACCAGTGTGGCGTGATCTTGATGATTTAATATATGGGGCTTACGAGAAAGCCAGAAGTACCAGTTGGGATTTAATGGTAACCAAACGTCGTGAGGCAGGTCTTTCACTTACGTTCGGGGGTATCATACCCACATGGATTGCATTGACAAATCCTGGATCAACATCTCTACTAACTTCTGCCGACAAAACTCGTCTGGAAGAAATGTATAAAGACAAGTTGCGAGTTGTATACGATGGACTTGATGACTACATTAGACCGGGCGTAATTTCCACAAGACAGGCAGGTTACTTACACATGGGCAAGATTGACAACAAAACAGGAGGAATATCTGGATTAGATTCCAAGATTGTAACTCGTGAAACTGTTGACAGTCCTACAGCTCTTGAGGCGTATCGTGCAATGCATATCTTTTTAGATGAGTTTTTCTTGCACCCAAAAGCAGATAAAGTTTACCGTTCTGCACAGGCATCTGCCAAAAAAGGTTTCTTAAAAGTGGCCCCAATTGTAATGGGAGGAAGTGCAGGGGAATCATCGGTAGAAGGCCAGAAGAAAGGAGCAGAACTTTGGAAGAACGCAGAAACAATTAAAATGCTTACTGTATTTCTGCCCGGGTGGATGGGAATTATGGCTGCACCAGAACTGGATGATCGCGGCAGAGAAACAGGAAAGATTGTTAACTTCTGCCCCAACGGACACTCAGATGAAAAGGCAGCAACGGACTGGATTATAAAAACACGAAACAACCTAGACAAGCTTGATGACAAGTCTCACTTAGATAATTTTATCAAACAATATCCGATTGACATTCAAGAAGTATTTAACTCAAACGCCAAAGGATCACTTCCTCAAGACGTTGTTCAAAAGTTAAACGAACAAGAAAGAATACTACTAAGTAACCCTCCCCCAATAGAAAAGGCTAATATTGCGGTCTCTGAGAATTCAATATTTACAATCTTACCAAGTAGACAGGGCAAGCATACGATTCTCGAACGCTACAATCCTAACCATTATTACATTGCTGGGATGGATCCTATACCATTTACCAGTGCTAAACTAAACGACGGGTCAGATAACTGTATTGCAATTAAAGATGTGGATACAAATCGATACGTGGCTTACTATAAAGAAAGAGCAATCGATCCTGACGTAATTATGCTTAACAACATAGACTTGCAAGATTACTACGGTAAAGCCAAAGTAATGATTGAAGCAAATAGAGGGGGGGTTATTATAGATCACTACCGGCAAAGAGGCAGGTTAGATTTGGTGGCTCGGAGACCCTCCTCTTTGGGCAAAACATTTTTTTCAAATCAGAATGACGCACTTGCAATCGGGTGGCACAAAAACGATCACACAGCTGAGAGAGCAAATGCCTATATAATAGATTACTTAAGAAAAAACTGGAATGAGATTTACTTTCAAGAGTTAATTGACGATGCTAAAAATTACTTGGTTGACAATACGGATTTATTAGATGCTGTAATGTCCTGTGAGATATATCACAAGCATCTTACAGAGAAAGCAAAACAACAACAACCAGAAGTAAAAACTGTCAAGAAGATTCCATTTATAGAATACAGAAATGGAAAAGCAGTTAAGGTTTGGAAAGAGGTGAAGATTTAATTACTTCTTTCCTCTGTTTCTAGCACGGTTCTTAGACTGAGCTTCTTTTACTAATTTACCAGACTTTGTATGGCTCATGTCCTTTCCGTCTTTGTTTCCATAAGTTCCGGCATTTCTATTTTCTTTATTCAACTCGACTCTGTACTTCTTTCTTTCGGCTGTAGCTTGATATTTCTTATCATACTCATAATTACGGCCAGTTGCTTTATTGGAACCGGGTCTTTTATTTTTTGCTGTTATTGTATTTTTCATCAACTAAAGAGTCATTGACGTGTGTAATTTCTTCAAGATAAAATCTAGCAGAGTCAGTAAGACTCTCTGTCTCGTCAACCAACTGGTCATACTCTGTGTAGTCTGGCTGTGTTGTCATTCCCATTGCCATAATAAGAATGATAGAAATAGATGCTATAATAAAAGTTTTCATATTTTACCCAATTCTTTGTAAATCTTAATCTCTGTTATAAGAGCAGAGCATATAGAGTCTTGTGTTTTTAGAGACCTTGACATCTTTCTAAGTTCGTTCTCGCACAACACCAACCGCTTCTCACAACGCTCGTTTATTTCTCTAGCTTGTCGCTCGCTTCGTAAGTAAAGCACACTCACAACGCCCAAAAGTAAAAACATAATTGCTTTACTTGGGTCGCTCTTAAATTCTTGAAAACTAAGTGGTAGTTTCACAATATGGGCTTAAAGGGTTAAACTCGCAAAATCTTTCAGTATACAATTCCTCGCATCCGCTAAAGGTGTGTACGCCTACTGGATTTGGAAATACCTCTTTCGTTGCAAACGATTTCAAAGGCTCATCATTCCAAAGTATGTCCACCGCATAAAGTGGTGAAAGGTCAGTGCAATTGCCTTCGTCATCCATTGCAAAGCAAATTTGCCCTATTTCGTGAACGGCACAATTTTGGTATGCACCATCCTTAAATATTTTGGCTTTATACTTTGCCCAATCGACAGCGTTTAAAAATTCGTATTTACAAAATTTCATTAGGTAGTTAGCGTTATGCAATTAGTGTCATTTAAAGGCGTTGAATAAAGTGCCATTGTTTTAACAAATCTATTTATATCCGATGTTCCGTTTAAAAATTCCATAATTGTGGTAGTGAATGCCGTTGCAGATACTTGTTTTGTTCCATTGACAAACACATCTGCCGTTACGCCATTCCACTTGATGGCAATTTTTACCGTGTCGGTTAAAGTAGTGTACAAATCAGTTGCAATTCCTAAAATTATTTTTTGAATAACTTGCCTACCAGTGCCCTTATTAACAATTAAAAATCCGTTGGCAATAGTTGTATTTGAATCCCCAATGGCAAGGCCTTGCGATGGCGTATCGATTGTATAAGCAATGTTATTTACAATCTCCACAAACCAAGTACCTCCGCTTGAAGTAATTAA